CAAAAAACAATATTTGTCTGTAGAAAATGATTATTACTGAAACCCGCAACCTGAATCTAAATAACTGTAAAACTACTATTGTAAAAATTTGTTGTAATAATTCTCTGTTTCCTCTCTCGCCAATGGATCTGAGGAATTTTCCAACAATCTGAGTTCTTCACGATCTTGTTTGATCATAGCTCTCATCTCATCATATGTAAAGTACCACTGTATATTATTATTAAGATTAGCTCTATTAAATCTTTCTCTAACATCTTCGTAAAATTCTCTTCCCACGAAAAATGAAAATCTAAATGCATCTGAATAATTCTGAATCAAAAGCTGTTCTTTACTCAATTTTGTGTCTGTCCTATACCAGTTCATTAATTGATAAATGATTGATGTTTTTGGATATGCACTGTATGTTCCGTCGTCTTCCTTTTTAAACATATGTTTAAGAAACTGAATGGACTCGAAATCTTTAACAACAATGTCAGGTGTTTTATCTGCTGACGTGATCTCGAATTTCAAGGAAGCATAACCCCATACCAATGATTCGGCTGTGATATAAGGTCGAAACTTCTCTGAAACTGCCAGCACAACATCATCTGCTGCGGCAATGATTTTGATATTGTTGTATATATCTGTGGAATTTGCCCATCCATGTTTATCTGCTTTTTCAAGAATTCTTTTAGCAATCAAATAAATGAGCATAATGTGTATATTTGTGTTTTCTGCAAAAGTTCCTGGATGTCCTGAAAGTAACCCTGAATTTTTACTATAAATGACGTCTTTAAAATGTACGTCACAATCTGTGTAATCCACCACAAGAGCATGGCTTATTGTACGGTAGTCATATCTACATTTTTGATCTCTTGAAGCATATGCTTTGTCCATCAAACGCATTTTTGCTTGATCTGACATAGACAACCAATCCAAATTTATAGCTGCTTCCCATGCTTTGACATCATAGTCAAAAACATAGTCCAAATACTTCAACTGTTCTGCTATTTGGTTTCCATGTTGTTCCATATCAACTCCCATTGC